AATTTCTGTTCCTCTTCCACCTTCTCTACGTGGTAACCAAAAATCTTCAAGCATACTCATAAACTTCTTATCATCACGAACTTCCCCAGTTGATGCATCGTATACTAACTTGTTACGATAGCGCATCATAACATCACGTAAATATTGTTCTGCTTTTGCTTTAGGGAGATTTCCAACATCAATATAGAAAATACGACGCTCTGGTGCGCGAGATAATCTGTAGATAACAAGAGAATCTTCAATCATACGAAGTTGATTGAGAGACTTAATTGCTTTGTGCAAATATGAAAGCACTGTTCCCTTATTTCTATCTAAAAGTCCAGAATTGCAATATGTAATTGCATCTTTTGCAATTTTTATTCCACCACCAGAACTGGAACCCGAATTATTTGCACTACCAATCTGTCCTGCAGTTTTTGGTAAATATAGAAAATATTCATCAATTTCAGGAAAATCCAGATCAGTTGTATTTTCTTGAGTTTTTTTCGCAATGGCAAATCTATCATCATCAGTCTTTCTTTGTTGTCTTACATAACGCATTTTCATTGCGTCAATATATCTTAGCTCTTGTATTCCTTCTTGTGGATTTTTAATATCAATTACTTTATGATAGTAAAGTCTTCCATCAACGTACCAATTTCTATAAATTTCATGAGATTTTTTATTAAAATCTAATAGTTCTAAGATTCTTTTAAATTCTTCTCTTATTTTTCTTTTTATTCCATCACTAGCATTTAAGTTTGAAAGTTCAATTTCTACTGGAGTATCATACGTATCCGATACAATTGCCTCGCTAATAATATCTTCAATTGCACTATCAACTTCTGGATGAAGTGCCATTTCACGATATCTTTTAATTAGATCAAATTCTGTCCTATAAACACCTTCTATATCTACATACGAACCAAAAAACCCACTAGTCAGATAATGGTCAACCCCATCCTCATTATTAGGTGGAACGGGGGAGACTATGTTATCTGACTGTTGGGCCTTATCCTCAATAGAGAATCCAAATAATTTTGCCATGAATAAAGATTAGGTTTCTTTCTACTGTCCTATTTATTAGAGTAGTGAAGAAGGACCATCATTGATTTCAAAATACTGAACTTGGAATTCAACAGTGAATTCTTCAATAGTATCTGAACTATCATATGATAGATCGATCTGAGATACGTTTGTTGGGAAAATATCATACATTTTGTATGATCTAAGAACAGTCGCTTGACCGTCTCCAGTAGCACTAAATCCAGGACCCTGAGCAGAAATGCTATTTACAACTTTGGTCCCTTCCTTCGCATTGCTTCTTCCCAGTTGATAAACAATCGCATTCTTCATGTAAGAAGTTGGATTTGATGCTCCAGTAGCGTTATCTAACTTGCTGAGGAGATTCATCCATGCCTCGAAAGCATGTCTGATCTTAAAGTCCTCATCGTTAATAACGGTAACTGTCCAAGTATCAAAGGTTCTATCACCAGCAACCTTAAGAATTCTTCCTCTGAAGGGAACATCAATAGGAGCAACGTTTGAAGCTGGCAGAGCAGCTGCTTTACAAAGGAATCTAAAGTCTACCTTTGACTCACTATCCCACTGAGATTGAACTTCTGCGGGGAAATCATCAAGGGCAACTTCAAATAAGTTTGGTCTTGCACCACCACCAGCTAGTCTATTTTTGAATGATGATATATTCTTTATAGATGGTTTGTTAGTGGAATCAGCCATTTTTTAATCCTCCTTTCCGTTTTAGTTATTGGTTAAAATTAAACTCTACCAGCCACTTCTTCAAAGCTGACTCCAGTTCTGGTAGCAACAAATGTTAGAGTGACATAGTTAATAGATTTAGCTGGTTTCAGATAAATGTCAGCTCTAAATTCATTATTATCAATAATGTCAGGAGTGTTATTTGTTTCATCACAAACAACTAGGAATCCGTAGAGACCTCTCTTTGCCTGAACCTCACGTAGATATGGTTCAACAATGTTGATGAAGTTAGCTCTTGTAATTTCATCGTTGAGTTCGAAGAGTTGTGCTTGTGCGCTTCTCTCCAGTGCTTGCTCAACAGTGAGGAACAGTCTACGGACGTTAATTCTATCAAATGCTGATGCATAACCAAGACCTGTTTTATCGCCAAAGAGAAGAGTTCCAATTCCTGGTTGAGTAACAATTGCGTTGATTCTCTGAGGATAGAGTTGATCTCTTTGTGCCTTATTTGGATTATATGCAAGTTTAATTGCATTATTCAGAATACCTCTTTGCTGTCCTGCAGGTGAGAACCAAGGATATGCAAAGATTGAAGTTCTTACGCAAAGACCAGCAATGTCTCCATTTGTTGGAATATAGCGGAACTTATTATTGAATCTATCATAAGTGTACTTATAACCAGTATCAAATACTGCATATGATGATGATGGCATTGAACTATAGAATTCAATGATATTATCTGTCTGAGTATCTGAGTTTGTAATGTCAACAACATCCGCCCTATGAGGAGAAATCATTGCCATGCAATCTTTTCTATCTTCAGCAATTGCAATCAATTCTTGAGCTTTTGCTTGAGATTCAAACTTATTGCCAAGACCAGGACCCATGAGAAGATAATCTAGAGGTACATCATCTCTATTTTCAAATGTTCTATATGCACTGATAAGATCTCCTAGAGTTGCTGCAAGACCACCTTCGTTATTTTCTCCAGAATAATCTTTTCCACCACCTAAGGTATAGGAAACATTACCCATTACACTAAATGTAATGTCTTGTGCTGGTTGGTTCCAAAGTTGATCAGCAAGGTCTCCTAAGGTGTACTGAGCACCTCCAGAAGCTCCCATTTCTACAGTATCACTGAATCCAGATCTATATACTGTTTCAGAAACAACTCCGTTATCTGATGGGTTATCTCCAGCATAAAGATATCTTGAATAACGTGCAAGGTAATCCTTCCACCAAATTTTCTGAGGAGCATTTACTGCTGATGTTGCATCACTTGCTTTAGATAGAGAAACATGCTTCTCGAGAAGAGCTCCTTTAATTCCAGTTACTGTTCCTAAATCATCAATAACTGCAATATGCATTGCATCATTTCTAGAGTTTCTCTCTTGTGCCCAACGGGTTGTTGTTGGTTTTGGTGCAATAGATCTCCAGAGAATATTTGTATTCTGAAGTCTAATATACTGCTGATCATACCAGTCTTTTGCACTTTCAATATTGAAAGTTGAAATTCCACTAATTGAAGTGGTTCCCTCTCCAACTTGTGTAAGAGTTACTCTGTTTCCTGGTCTAAATGCAGTTGTCTGATTCTTATCTGCATAGTTAATGAAGATCTCGGACGCTCCAATAGCAATCTGACGAGTGAAACTTACTGCAATACCAGTTCTGATATTTGCAACAGTTGATCCAATAGTGACAAATGTGCCACCAACAGAAACAACAGATGCTGATCCATAAAAATCAGATGTTGTTGATCCAAGACCAGCAACGGAAATTACATCATTTGGAGATACATCAAGAGTTGAATTTACATAAACTCTATTTGTTACTCCAACTCCAGATGCTCCCTCATTATATGCAGTAGTAGTCTGTCTTACATTCTGAATATCAGTGTAAGGGTCTCTTACGCGGGATACAATCTTAACTTCAAGATCGGTTCTTTCTACAGTTGTTGTAATACCAGTAATGATTCCTTTGAGGACACCATCAAATGTAGCTGCTTGTCCTCTTCCTGGTAGTTTTTGATCTTCCAGTTTAAAACTAATTCCAGCTCCTACTGAAATTGCAACTCCAACCTGCCTGAGATTAGTAGTCTTGATTCCAATAATCTGATCTGCTTTATCGTCAATAAAAGCAATTTTCAGATTATTTGCCCATGTTCCTGGGTTTTTAGCAACAAAGATGTAATCGGCAATATCGTCTGCCCAATTTGCATCATAATCTTCAAAGTTCTTGATGATTACATCATCAGTTCCAATTCCTGTGCTAATAGCGTTAGCATTGTTTAGGTTATCTCCAGAACATCTGGTAACCTTTAGAACGCCGCCATATGAAAGGAAGGATGATGCGGTCATCCAAAATTCGTACTGACCATCTGTAGTTTGTGGTTCTCCAAATACATCAATCAGTTCACTTTCGGTTGTAATATCTACTGGTTCTTCAACTGGACCTTTAGGGAAAGGTCCAGCAATAGCACCAATATTGTCAAGTACATTATCAGCTCTTCCTACAGTTAAATCAACCTCCCTGATTAGTACTCCAGGAGATAATTGAGGAGTCGCCATGTTTTTCTCCGTAATCTCAGTTTATCTGAAAATATTTATTAAAAAGTATATTTTCAATGGGGAAACGATGCATGAACACTTACCAATCTGGATATTCCCAAACTGTGTTATCTAATGCTGATTTTTGTGGGTATAATTTTCTACTTTTTTTGATTCTTTTTATGGTACATTCTTTGCATTCATAAGAATATGATGAAGGAACAGATCCTCTATCTTTTCTAGTTCTATAAAAAGAGTCGATTAAATTTTTTATTTGACCGCAAGATCTACACTTTCTATCGTTTAATAGAAGATGACCTAATCTTATTTGTCCATCTAAGTCCATTAGACATAATCCCACATATAGGACATATCACCATATTCATCAGAAAACCATCTGTCTCCATCAGAATCTACAAAACTAGAATTATCTAATCCATCAACAACAAAACCAAATGGTGACATATCTTGTTCTATTTGATTTTTTTGCTCTTCATACAATCTCTTTCTAATATCTTGATCAGTGAGTTCTTTAAAGTAATCTTGTGCAACTAGCCATGCATAAATTACAAGACACATTGCAAGGTCATCATTACATCCATCTTCAGCTTCAAATGAATTGTTTTTCTGTATAAAGGTTGTTAACTCTGCTATGATTTCATAATCATTAAAAATAAGTTTATCTTCCTCAATTAAAGTTTTTAAATTCAGTGAACCAACTTTTTTTACAGTTTTG